GGCGAATTGCATCTCGATCACCGGGGATCGCCGGGGATCGGCGAAGCCAAGGCTGTCAGCATGGGATTGCCGCCGGGTATGGTGGGCGAGGGCAAGGAGATGCGTGCGGCCACGGTCGGCTGCCCGCACTGCGGTTCGTGCGTGGTGCTCAATCCACTGCGGCAGCGGCCGCGGGCGGTCTGCCTCAAGTGTAGCCGTTACATCTGCGATATCTGTGACGGGGTTCGATATGATCCCGACTACGTGCATCGAACGATCGAGGAAGTTGCTGCCATGGTTCATTCGGGGAAGTGGCGGCTGACAGGATCGATGTCCAAGCCGATCATGGTCCCTGTGGAGGGGTAGATGGCAAAGCGATTATTCACGACCCAGAATCTGACTTGGACACAGTCGAATGCCGGAACGGCGATCGGCACCAGTTCGACCTACATGGCGATCAAGGGCGGCAACGGCACGCAAATCATCGATGTCCTAGAGGTGCTGATCAGCGGCATGGCGTCGGCCAGCACGGTTGCCGCGCTCGATCTTGCCCGGGCCAATCCAATTGAGGTGGGAGCACCGACAATCGCCGCGCCGCATTCCGATGGCGGCATGAACCCGTCGATCACTCTGCTGTCATCTGCAAATACTCCGGTGGTGTTCGATGCGGCAGCCACTACCCAGCCGACACCGTCAAATACCGTGACTGACGCCAAGCTAAATCTTGGCCTGAACCTGTTTGGCGGTATTCTGCGCTGGAATGCGGCACCGACACAGCAATGGTGGGTGGTGGGCAATACGGCTCCCGGTGGCGAAACGGTGCTGTGGAATAATGGCCTCGGTGGTGGCGCTGCCGGTCTGGGCAACGTACACATCATGTACGAACCTTATTGATGGTTTCAGATGGCGCAATTGCAAGTCGTCATGTCGGGGTCGACGCTGCTCCCGTCGGCGGTCACGACTACCTTTGGTACCTTCAGTGATCCCGATTTCCAGCGCATCCTGACGTTTACGAATGGTACGCAGCAGGCGTTGCTGCAAAGTATGTTTGGTCCGGGTCCGACTTATACTAACACGCAACTTTTAAAGGCGTGGATACAGGCTTGGATCAATGCGAGTATCAATCAAGAGCAGGCGCTCAACACACCGCCACCGCAACGTCAGCCTGCGCCGCCACCAGTTGTGATTGGGCCGTGATGTGCAATGGCCATTGGCTTCGTTGATGGCGTCTTCTTCCTTGCCGCATCATCTGGCACAGGAAACTTCGTTGTCTCATCAGCCATTACCGGTTATCAGACGCCAGCCGCTGCCGGTGCTCTCAATGCCACGACTTACTACTATCGCGCGCAAAGCAACGATCTAACTCAGTGGGAGATTGGGCGCGGTGCCTATACTGTCTCTGGCACGACTCTCGCGCGAACTGTAATTCTCTTCAACAACCTCGGCACAACCGCAGCCATCAACTTCTCTGCCGCGCCCAACGTCGGCATTATCGAACCCGCTGAAATGATGCCAGCGGTCGACACCACCTTGGTAACTGGCTCACAAGCCCATGGCGTGATGGTTTACGAAGGGGCTCAAACCCCTGCTGCAGCGACTTCGCCCATGTTTCCCGGCCAGATCTTGATTGGCCAACCGGGGATGACTTTTAGCAACATCGCCGCCGCTTTCAATCAGGCGACTGGGACAACCATGACGGCGCAGGGCGGTGCGTCAGCGGGGCAAACTATCGTTGTCCTTGTGAATATGTACACCTCCAACGTCCAAAGCACGTCAGTAACAGACTCGGTAGGAAATACCTACACTCTAGGAGTGCAGACCGCACAAACTGTTGGTGTCTACACCACCTCTGTCTACTACAGCAACAACATCGCCAACGCCATCGTTAATGCGTCAACCACATTCACCGTGAACTGTGCGGGCGCGAACTATTCAGCAGACGTGTGGGCTTTGGTTGGCGCGACTGGCGGCGTAGTTGGAACTCCGCAGACTTTCGTTAATGCTGGTGCCACTACAACGGCTACTCTCACACAAACTGGTCTTGCCTCAAATTCCTTCTGTTTTGGCGTGGTTGGTTGGGCGGTCGCTCAAGGTGCTGGCGCAGGAAATTTCACCATTGATCCTGAACCTTGGATCAATATCGGTCACGACAATGCAGTAGCCTATAACTTCGCGCCATCGGGTGGAACGGTAAGTTGGTCGCCATCTTGGATTTCGGAGTCCGGCGTTTCGGCTGTGTTGATATGCTTTGGCATTACCTCGGTCGCCGACCCACAGCCGTTCCTGCTAAACGGTGACCAAACTATTTTCGACAACATGGGACGTTTTGAAGTCGTTAACGTCTCTAATGGCACAACTGGTACTTCTTTATGGACTCCTACCACTGGCATTTTCGACCCCACTAACTCACAAGAGATCTGGTGCTGTCTTGACGCTAACTACACTTTAACCAGCACAACGGGCTCGCAAAAGATATTCAATGCATCAGCCGCTGGCACTCTTACTATACCTACCAATATCTACTTCTTTGAAGGATTGCTTTACATTACCAGTATGTCCGGCACTTCCGGCAACGCCCTGCTAAACATCTTGGGGGCCGGAACCGCTACCGTCGATAGCATCTTGTGGTTCGTGACTGGTGCTGATACCACCACCCCAACCGCCGTTACCACCACTGGATTTTCATGGGTGCTTAACAGCACCAATTCCACACCGGCGAGCGCCACGTTGGCAGAGACCGGCACAGGTTGGTCGGTCTTCTTCAAGGGCGTCCTTCGCACTAGCGCCTATGGTTCGGTCATCCCAAGTCTTTCCTTGGTGACAGCGGCAGCGGCGGTTGTTAATAAAAACAGCTACATTCGTTTCACGCCTATGACTGGTTGGGCATCTAATACCAATTACCAAACCTCGACCTTTGGAAGGTTCTTTGGCGCCAATGCTTGGTCTTAAAGGCTAAGTAAGTTGGCAACACAACCACCATTTGGTCCGATAGGTACGTCGCCGATAGGCACAGTTCCTATCGCGACCATCACCGTCCCCGGTGCCGTCTTTCCGCCCGGCGTTCAGCCCGGCAATCCGGTTTACGAGCTTACATTCGGCATCAAGTTTCCACCCGACCAAGTTCAAATTCATTCTTGGACTTGGTCATACAATCTCAACCTGATCGGGAAGGATAAACTTCCCGCTGGCGTTTATCCGGGCAATGAAGTCTTCGAACTGCCCCCGCCACAGCGACCACCTGAGCAGATACAACTGCATAGCTGGACGTGGTCATACAATCTCAATCTGATCGGCCAAGACAAGCTTCCGGTTGGCAAGCAGGTGTACGACCTGACGCCGACGCTAGTTGCGCCGCCACGCCTCGATCAGACGTGGACGCGAAGTTACAACCTCAATCTGATTGGTCAGGATCAATTGCCGATCGGCAAGATCGTCACCGATCTGACAGGACGGCCGTTCGATCAGGTTCAACTGCGTTCGTGGCAGGCGTCCTACAATCTCAACCTAATCGGCCAAGACAAGTTACCGACCGGTCAGCAATTGTGGGAATTGACGCCGCGCCATCTGCGCAATCAGGACATCATCAACTGGATACAGGCGGTCAATCTCAATCTTGCGACTGTCCCGGCCATACCACCTCCCGGTACTCACGGGCTAACTTATCAGCGCACTGCCGACCGGGCTCTGGGACCAGCCGACCTCTATACGATTGCCGCCAACGGCATGCCCAACTTGCTGCCGCCGTTCGTGCCGCCGGGCCCGACAGGGATATTCACGGTCAGCGGTCCGGATGTTGCGTGCAACTTCGGGGTATCCGGACCGCCCTATACTCGTTTTGGCTACAGCAACGTGGTATATCCGCAATCGCCGCTATCGCTGCGAACCAAGTGAGGGATCATGGCAGAGAAGCTTACGCCGACGACCAATGACCAGATGTCAGGGGCTAGGATCATGCCATCGTCAATAAGTAATGGCCCGTTCGCGTTTCCAGTACCGCAGGACCCCCTGAAGCCGGAACGAGTTGCAATTGTCGGCACCCAGCCATCAAGCCGCATGCTTGCGCCGTACAGTGATCCGACGTGGACAATCTGGGGAACGTCCCCCGGCAACATGAACGTGCTGCCCCGTGTGGATGCTTGGTTTGAGACGCACTGCAATTTCCATTGGGCCGAGTACAAGAGCTACGGCGAGCCGTACAAGGCATGGCTGCAATCGCAGAAGTTTCCGGTGGTCGCGCTGACGAACGATTTCCTGCCGAGGGGTACGATCCGGTATCCCATCGAGCACATGATCGATCGGTTTGGCACCTACATCAAGGCGTATCGCAGGAAGGTGCCGTTCTGGTTCACTAGCACGTTCAGTTATTGCATGGCCTACGCCATTGCCGTCGGCGTGAAGCAGATGGCACTCTATGGCGTGGATATGTCGAGCAAGGATGAATATGCGCTTCAGCGGCCGGGAGGTCAGCGCATGCTCGAACATGCCTACGATGCCGGTATCGATGTCATCATTCCTCCCGAATCCGATCTGCTGCAATGCCCACCGCTCTACGGCTATGATGCGGCAACATACTACGGCCGCAAGTCGGCTGCGCGCGGACAGGAAATGAAGGCGCAGATGACGGTCTTGGAGCAGCAGATCAATGCGGCCCAGTCGCAGTTGCTGTTCCTGCGCGGTGCCTTGGAGGACAATGACTATCATCGCAACGTCTATGGCAGCGTTGATCAATACGCGCCACTTGGTCTGCTAGGAGGCAACAATGGCTGGCCTGTTCCAAGCATTCACCCCGAGCGGGACGTACCTGTTCCAGCCGAGCAACGCGGAGGTGATAGCGTCGGCGTTCTCGCGGATTCAAATGCGACGAACGGAACTGGAGCCGGAGCATCTCCAGAACGCAGTGTCAGAGTTGAATCTGTTTTTGGCAGCGTTCAATTCGGCCGGGCCGAACTTGGCTCAAGTGGACCTGCAAACCCAGCCACTAACTCAGGGCACAGCGACCTATAACGTCGCACGCGAGACGGTGATGATCCTCGATGTATTCCTGACCTATCCGTCAGGAAGTCAGGGGCTCGATTCCTATCTGTGGCCGATAAGCCGCACCGAGTATGCGGCCATTCCCAACAAGGTGACGCAGGGGCGGCCCAATCAGTATTGGTTCGACCGGCTCAACCAACCGACGATCACGCTCTATCCGGTGCCTGACGGGAATACCTACACCCTGAATTGGTATCGCTTCCGTCAGGTGCAGGATGCCGTCATGGCGAACGGCATCTCGCCGGAAGTGCCGAACCGGGCCCTCGATGCTCTCGTGGCCGGGCTCGCCTACCGGCTGGCGCGCATCTACAAGCCCGAGCAGGAAACGCAGCGCAAGAGCGATGCTGGCGAAGCTTGGAGTATATACGCGAAGCAGGACACCGAGGCGGCACCTTTGTACATTATGCCAGCCCTCGAAAGTTATTGGAGGCAGTGAGTGCATATCGTTTACATGGCTACAAATCGAGTTAACGGGAAACGCTACATTGGAATGAGTAGCAATGGATTGGCTTATCGCAAGGCGAGGCATATTCATCTCGCTCAAGGAGGTTCATTTGCTTGTTGGCGTTTTTATATGGCGCTTCGTAAATATGGTAGGAATGCCTTTGAATGGCAAATATTAGGTTCTTTCGGAAGTAGGAAAAATGCTTTCGTTAGTGAGGCTCATTTTATTGCGTTATTAAAGCCAGAATATAATGTTTCGTCCGGTGGCGAAGGTTCTGGAGGTATTGAAGCATGGAATAGAAGGAAGGTTATTTGTTTAGATGATGGGATTGTTTATGATAGTTGTACAGCAGCAGGTGACGCTTATGGTGCCCATGCTGCCGAAATAGTTGCCAACTGCAAAGGCAAAAACAGAACAGTTCAGGAACGGCATTTCCAGTACTTTGAAAAAAATCTGTCTGAGGTTAAGAGGTTATCCACTATAAAGAAACTAATAGAAGATGCGGCTATTAAAAGATATCGGGTTAAGGAATTAAAGCAGCATAACAGGACGATTACCGTAGACGGAAGGGATGCCAAAGGACGATCTGCTGCTGGTCCTATGAGTCTTCAAAGGGAAGTTGTTTGCCACGAAGACGGAAAAATATTTCCAAGCGCCTCTGCTGCTGCTTTGGCTTATAGAATTTGTAAAAGTTCACTCATAGAAGCATGTCTTGGCAAAAAGGGTAGAAAAACCGTAGGAGGGAAAAGGTTCTCATATCTGGAGGCATCAATATGAGGCCTCATGGACGAGCGAGAATTAGTCAAAGTTATCCGACCGCCCTTGCAATTTGTGATCGCTGCGGCTTCCAGTACAACCACGCCGATCTGACATGGCAGTACGACTTTCAGGGGCCACGTCTCGCCAATAAATTCATCCTCGTTTGCCGGACGTGCATGGATGTGCCGTTTCAGCATAATCGCACCATCATCCTGCCGCCCGATCCGGTGCCGATCGCCAACCCTCGGCCTGAGAACTACGTTCTGGCCGATGCGCCCGTGAGTTATCAGCAATGGGAACCCTTGGCTTTAGTTCAAACGCCGACCCAGTCGGGGAATGTCGGCAATCTCAGCAATATCGACGCCGCCTTCCGCGCACCGGCCAACAAGGGCTCGGGCATCTCCGCCTTGTTGGCGGCCTCGATTATCGGGGTGAACTATTTGGGCAAGAACTGGTGCGCTCAGACAGGTGGCCCTACCACCACCCCATCCCCACTGACCGCGACGGGAGTGACATACAACATCGGTTCTTTTATCGCTCAGGCCCCAGCGGACCAAAGCTTTCTCCAGTCCGGCGCGACGGCACTGGAATTCGATGGCTGGAGTGGTTCCGCATGGGTGCCGCTATGGTCTGGGACTTCGGCAGGCACTGCCAATGAAACCGTCAGCATCGTATTAGGCAGTAGCGCCCAAGGACAGTATTATGGACACCGGCTCGTGATCACCGGGGATGGGACGAGGCTGGCCGTGGCCTCGTTGACGATCAACGCCATATCCGACGGGGTTGTAGCTACGGCTCCCGCAGTGCAGCCGTCGTGAGGGGCGACCATGTACACGTGGAATACTTGGACGAACGCCCTCTTCAATTACATGGCGGTGAATTCGACTGGCGTGCCCAATAGCCCGACCGGCGTATCGTCATTCACTGATCCGATCTGGCTGGCGGCAGTTCCCAGCATTATCGACTACGGCGAGCAGCGGGCCTATCGCGAGCTTGATCTGCTCACCACCCGCGTCGATCAAGTGGGCATCCTTTCCTCGGGTCAGCGCAACTTCACTCTGCCGACGACGGCCGGAAGCTTCATGGCTCTGGAGGGTTTGAGCCTCATAACGCCATCGAGTGCCACGGCCGGGACCGGAAATAAAAACCCGCTGGTGCCTGTGTCGCGAACCATGCTCGATATGCAGTGGCCGTCGTTGTCCACGGCCTTCGCTTCGTCGATCGGCATTGCCTTCGGACCGCCGCAGGACTACGCCATGGTGGACTTCGGAGTGGTGGCTTTGGGCCCCGTGCCCGACCTGCCATATCCGGTGATCTGCAATGGCACGATCCGTCCAGCCCCGCTCTCATCGGCCAATCAGACGACATACCTGACAACAGTCCTGCCCGATCTATGGATGGCCGTGACCATGGTCGGGGCCGAGTTGTTTGCGCGTGACTGGGGCGGCACCGCCGACGATCCTCAGGCCGGTCAGAACTGGGAGGCGCAGTATCAGAAGGCGCTCAAGAGCGCGGGCAGCGAAGAGGCTCGCATGCAGTACCGTAGCGCCGGTTGGACGGCGCAGATGGCGCGGCCTGAGACGACACCGCCGAGGATTTAGCCCAGTGCCAATGCAAGATATTGTTTTGCAGGCTGGTGTTAATGCGCAGATGACGCTGGCATTGAATACTGCGGGCATTAACGTCTCCAATCTTATCAGATACAAGTCGGGGCTGGTTGAGAAGCTTGGCGGTTGGCAACTTTATTATCCATATCAGTTTTCCTTGACACCAATCCGCGACATCCATGTATTCCAGAGCTTGCGCGGCACGCAGTACGTTGCCGCAGGGGCGCTGAACAAACTCGGTGTCATTGCCAGCGGGGCACTGACTGACATCACACCGCAAGGATTCCAGAGCAGCCCGACGCCGTCGTTTGATGTAACTGCCGGGGGCAATGTCGTCACTGTGCGCGATACCGGATCGTGCATGACGGCCTACGGAACGGTGCGCTTCGATACTCCGGTGGCGATTGCCGGATTGCTGTTGAGCGGTGCCTATCCGGTCAATAGTGTGATCGATCAGAATACATATACCATTCTCGTTCCTACCAATTCATCGGCCACGGTTTCCTCCGGTGGTATACTGCCGAAATTTTGGTGCAGTTCCGGTGTTGGCACGATTGACGTTGAGCTTCCAAACAATGGTTATTTGAACACTGTGGGGCTGCTTTATCCGTTCCGTGCTCCGACCAATGTCGGCGGAGTGACGATCCAAGGACCGTATCAGGTCACTACGATTTTCGATTCGACCGACTTTGCCATTGGCTCTCCTACTCCGACAACATCGGCGGTTTCGTCAGGCTCTCCGGTTTCCATGAACGGCGGTTTGGCATCGATCTATCATTACGTCGTGCAAGGACCTCCGGTTGGCGCACCTTACGGTGCCGGGAGCTACGGCACTGGTCCTTACGGCTATGGTGTGGCCGCTGGAGGCGGTCCGGCTCCGCCCATAACGGTCACCGATTGGGAGCTTGATAACTGGGGCCAGAACCTGATCGCCTGTCAGCAGAACGGGCCGATATTTGTTTGGTCGCCGGATGTCGGATTGTCCGTGGCAACGCCTATCGTGGCCGGGAATGCTCCGCAATTCAATGCCGGGGCGTTTGTTTCAAAGCCGCAGCAGATTTTGTTTGCTTGGGGCTCGTGCAACTCGATAACCCAAATGCAGGACCCGCTGATGATCCGCTGGTCGGATATTGGGGCGCAGCAGGGCTACGCGCAATGGAACGTGACGACGACGAGTTACGCCGGATCGTTTCGCATTCCCAGCGGATCGGCCATCAAGGCTGCGATCCAATCACCATTGACAGCAGTGTTCCTGACGGATGTCGATGCGTGGACGGCAAATTATATCGGACTGCCTATCGTCTGGTCGTTCTTGCAGATCGCATACGGCTGCGGCTGCATCGGCGAACATGCGATCACCATCCAGAACGGCGTTACTTACTGGGTCGGTCAGGCCAATTTCTATGCCCTAACTTCGAACGGAATTCAGTCTCTGCCATGCAGCGTTTGGGATTTTTTCTTCCAGCAGTTGGATCGCGCCAACCAGAGCAAAGTGCGGATGGCATCGAACTCCGCATTCAGCGAGATCACGACTTACTTCCCGGTGATTGGTGGCACTGGCGAGAATTCCGCCTATGTGAAGGTGCACATTGAGGGACAGGAATATCAGTGGGATTACGGCTTCCTCGATCGCACGGCATGGACTGATGTCAGCATCGTTGGCATGCCGATAGGCTCCGATGACGATAATTTCATCTATCAGCATGAGACTTCGAACGATGCGAACGGAACGCCGATCAATGCAGCGATTGAGACCGGCTATTTCACCATTGGTGATTCGAGTGAGTTAGCGTTCGTCAACTGGGTGCTGCCGGATGCGAAATGGGCCCCGACTGGCAGCGGCGCGGCCAGTGCCCAGTTGACCTTTACGTTTTTCGCTGCGGATTACGCCGGGCAGTTGGAGCGGATTTATGGGCCATACTCGGTCACGCAGGGTGTGCCGTCGATCAATTGCCGGATGCGTGGTAGGTTCTGGCGCATGCGGGTGGAGAGCACGGACCTCGGTAGCTTCTGGCGTTTTGGCCGTTTGAAATTCCGTTGGAGTCCTTTCGGGAGACGGTAAATGGTCACCACATCGTCACAACGCGGCTTCCAAGTGCCGACCAATTTCGGCGACACCAACGTGTGGGGACCTGAGCTTAACTTCACTTTGGCGGCGCTTGACGCCATCCTCGGCGGTTCCGTGACGTTCCCGTCATCGACGTACGGCACAGCGGCAACGCTGTCGTCCTCGCAGGCACAGTGCGGTCTGATCAATCTTACCGGAGCGGCGGCCGGGACGTTCACTCTGACCCTGCCGTCAAGCAATTTTGCTCTTGGTTTCTATGCAATCAACAACGCTTTCACCTCGTCGTATGGGACGGTTTGCACCAATGGCAGTGGGCCGACGGTGACCGTTCCGGCCGGGCAGGTCGATGAGATATTGTCGATTGGAACCGCAGTCGTCTCCATGAGTGACGGAGGAACTTTCTGATGCCTGCAATCCAGATCGCGCATTCGATCGTCGCCGGTCATCAGCCGATCCTGCAATTGCCGGGACAGATTGCCATCAACGAGGCTGATGGGATTTTGTATGCCCGTGATACCAGCGGTAATGCGCTCCCACTCTATCTGGGCCTTCCCGGCACGCTCCTTGGCTGCAATACTTCCAACAACGGCGGTGCGCCAACATCAAGCATTGACATTACTGCTGGTGTGGCTGCGGCTGATACTTCCCCGTATATCCAGATGGCCTTGTCATCCACGTTAACTAAAAATCTGACGGTTGCTTGGGCGGTAGGAAGTGGAAATGGCGGCCTTGATACAGGTGCTGTCGGCAATGGCACTTATCATCTATTTCTGATCCGCCGTCCGGATACTGGAGTGGCTGACGCTTTATTCTCGTTGTCGCCGACTTCACCATCGATGCCTGCCAATTATACGCAGAAGCGGCGTATTGCCAGCATCGGGCGCACTGGCGGGGCTAACGTTCTCTACAGCCAACTTGGCGATGAATTTCTGCTCAAGGTACCCGTCAACGATGTTTTCGTTGGCAATCTGGGTACGTCGGCGACGCTGTACACCCTATCAGTCCCCACCGGCATTCAGGTTGTTTCTCTTCTGAATGGTTATGCTGCGCATACCGGTGGAACGGATGTATTAATAACTTCTCCCGACCAGACTGATTCTGTGGCTTCTGATTCAGTTTCGACCCTTCATTTGATCGATGCTACGGAAGGCAGTTTTGCCGCTGATGTTCGTACCAATACTTCTGCGCAAATCCGTGCCCGGTCTAATCAGTCGAGTACAACATTCATAGTCTACACCCGCGGCTGGACCGACATTCGCGGGCGCTCATAAAAATGGCCGCCACCCTCGACACGATCTTCTCGGCGATTACGGCGCTCAACCAGACCGCAAGCCAGTTGGTTACGATCCTCGGCAATAGCAGCAGCGTGTTCAACATGAATCTGGCCGCGCTGACGACAGCGGTTGGTAATCTGCCGCATACAATTGGCGGTTCATCTGCCGCCCCGGCGTCGCCGGGAACGATCTCTTTTAGCTCATCGCTCGCGACAAGTTTCATTCTGATGCAGACCTCGTCCGGAGTGACGGCCAAGGTGGCCGCGTATTCTAACCCATGAGCAGTCTGGAAAGAGCGGTTCGTACTGTCAGGCGGAGCTTCCCCGACGGCGGTTCTGTGGACGATCCTAGCGAGTTGGGCGATCCCAATGATCCGTCAGCCGTTGGTGCGTCGCGGTTTATGACCGAGCCTATTGGCCAGCATCCGCCATTACAGATCGGCGTCGGTCCCGGCTTTCCCGGCTATCAAACTCCTGTTGCTGGTGCAGGTCCGTTGTCCAAGGCTACCGATGTCGCGAAGAGCTTTCTACCCGTTCCTGAAGGCGCGGAGCAAAGGATTAATCGAAAAATAAATCGTGATCCTGATGTCGGAGCGCCCAAGAACCAAGGAGCTACGCAACTCGAGCCGGGCATCTATGTCGGCAATGTCACTCCAGAGCAATGGATGGAACGCACCGACAAGTTTTTGCCGCCACAGGAGCTTGCCAAGGCTCGTACTTGGTATCGTGACGCTCTTGGAACCTACGAGAATTATTTCGGTAAGGAACGCGGTGCACAAATGCTCGGAGCGTGGCTCGTGGCCAATAAAAATGCCACGCCGGGATTTGCACAACTGTCGGCAACTCGTGCATTAGAACAGTATCAGAATCGCAGTGCCGAGTTCGGTACGCAAAAGCAGGCTGGGTTGGCACACGATCAGCTATCGAATTACTGGGATTCGATCTTGTCCGGGAACCCGCAAAACCTAGGCAAGATGGGTGGTCAGAAGATTTATGATTTCGTCGATAGCGCATTGGGAAGGCCGACACGAACATTCTACGGTGACGATCCTCGCGCCGGGAGCCCTGCCGTAGCGGATGTTCACTCACTCCGTGACATGGGTTTCATCGACGAGCCTGTCGTGAAATGGGTTCAGCAAAAGTATGGAGACAAGGCAGCGAAGAATTTAATTGCCGACTCTTATCAGGGGTCGCCAAGCGAGCCTCAGTATGAATGGGCATCGGACAAGATGCGCGGCCTGACCGAACACTTGAACAAGATTGGATATCAAGGAGGAAATTGGACGCCGACCGAACTTCAAGCCGTTGGCTGGACCTCGATGTCGAAGATGCTTGGGCGCAAGGCACAGACTGCCGAGGAAGCCGTTCAATCGAACATTCGCAATCTGTCCTATGAACTCGATTTCGGGGCAGGCGCTCCATACAATAAACAGTTCCCCGAGTGGGCGGCGCTGTCTCCGCAGCAAAAGAGCAATGTAACAAATGCAATCTTGCCATCGATTACTGACTTCGCCGCCAAGGAAACTGGCGCTCATGTCTGGCAGCAGCAGGCCGGATTAGGAGGTTGGCACGAGTTTACCAACCCTTCTTACAAGACGAGATTAATTGCATCCCCCGAAGTAGCCAACGATGTGGCAAATATGGTTGGCTATCTTGCACAACAATCGAAGGTGTTTGGCTATAAGTGGGAGCCCAGCGGCAGGCGTCTGGGAGTGGCCGTGTATGGCAAGGACTTCTCCGATCCGGTCAAGACCGATGCCTTTTGGAGGTCTCTGGTCGAGGAGCATCCCGAGTTCGCCGCCGGGTTCTCGCCATCAATCGACGCCCATGGCATTCCCGGTATCGAAATCATACTTGACAAGGGTGGTGCCAAGATGGCCGATGCCATGCACCACGAGTTGGTGCCAGCATTGAACCGCTTGGCCGCAAAGCACGGGTTTAAGGATGTCCAAGTCGACGACTTCAAAGCCGGGGAAACGTCCGCCGAGCACGATTGGAATTCCGATCAAACTGGGTCAGGTTACCTATCGGGGCTCAGTGCCCGCTACGGACCCGAGATACAAAGGCGGTTGGAACTTTTTAAGCGGCAAACACTTGAGCCCGCCATCGCCGAACAAATCCGAAAGCAAAAAGCCTCGCAAGGATTAGCGCCGTCTCTTCCCGGCCCGATCCCGAGGGCAAGAGGAGGCCGAGCGATGTTCGCAAAAGCAGTGCGTCTGGCGAAGCAGGGCGGTGGCCCGGCGGCTTTGCCGTTGACTGGGTTCCCCGGCGAAGGTGCTCGCGGGGCGACTTTTCAGGGCCCGATTCGTTCTCATATTGCTGGACGGACCGATCGGCACGAACTGGATGTACCGGGCGGAGCCTACGTCATTCCGTCCGATGTCAACTCCATTGCTGGCGAGGGTAACAGCGAGGCCGGGTTCGAAGTTTTCCGTCTGATGATGCAGCATGGACCAAAGGGCGAGCATGGCGCTATTAAAGGCGCGTCACTGCCGCCATTGCAACTCAAGGGTCCGGTGATGAAGCACGCCAAGATGACCGGCCATGGTAAGCATCAGCAGTCGCAGGGTGGCGTGGATGAGGATCATGGCGGTCCAGTGCCTATCGTCGCGGCTGGCGGCGAAATCGTCATTCCCCCCGAAATGATCATCCACAAATTTGGCAGTCTCGATCATGGTCATAAACTTCTCGATGGCCTGATTAAGACTATCCGTGAGGAGGAGATCGAGCGGCTCAAGCACGCTCCGCCACCGAAGAAATAGCCGGGGAGATCGATGAACCAAGTATCGTTAAGACCTCAGGTCCGCACCGCTGGTCCTGCTGATGAGTCCGAAGTGCTGCGCTTGCTCATGCTGGCGAATGCTGAGAATGCGATCATGCCGAGTAACAGCATGCGCGTATACAATGTGGTCCAGCGCTTCCTCAATGGTCACCTGATCCCTCCCGAGGATACCGGCATGCGCGGCCAGTTCGGGGTTATCGGCAAGGTCGGGCGGCTTGAAGGGGTGTGTATGGTCGGCATCGGCCAGTTCTGGTATAGCGATCAGAGGCACCTTGAGGAATTTTTAGTCTTCGTGGACCCGGAATATCGTCAAGGACAATGGCGTCATGGTGTGGCTTTGATAGACTGGCTCAAGGACCTCGTGAAGCGGACTGGGTTGCCGTTGATCAGCGGCATTCTTTCGAACAACAGGACCGAGGCTAAGATCAGGCTCTACAAGCGACATCTGCCTCAGATTGGGGCATACTTCTTTTACGACGGTACGGACAAACCGAATTTCGAATCCGATAAGATGACTGGCCCGGGGAGCCTAGTTCGGCTGGTTGGCTCATCTTCAATGGCGGCTTGAGGGAGACGAGCCACATGAGTGGGCATATCAGGCGGCGGCGGCCAGTCTAATTTCAGTCAGCAGACGACCTCGCAGACTGCCCCTCCTGCATGGGCATCGGCGGCCGGTCAGCAGGCGGTGCAGGCTGCACAGTCATTGGCGCAGACGCCGTTTGCCATTCCGGCACAGCCGATTGCACCGCTACAGCCGCAGCAAGCGGCAGCCTTCCAGACCATAGAAAACCTGCAAGGGGCGTATCAGCCGTTCATTAATGCTGGTGCGGGTTTTGCGGCGGCCGGTGCGAACAATCCTTATCTAGCGAGCTATTTCAATCAATACCTTCCCACCGCTGCTTTCTATCAGACGCCTGCCGGAGCCGGGCAATACTTTGGTGCCGAGGCTGCGGGCGTCATGCCGCAGCTACAGAACATTTTCGGCCAGCAGATGGCGCAGACGACCGGCAATGCGGTGCAGCAGGCTGGCGGTGTTGATGCGGATCGGATTGCCTTGGCGCAATCATTGATGGCCAATCAGCAAGGCCTGTCGGCTGGTCAGACGCTCTCGCAATTGATGGGGCAGTCGATCAGCCAAGGCCAGCAGGCCGGTGCCAATCTCGGCAATCTAGGTCAATGGGCGCTTGGCTACGGCGGACTACAGGAACAGGCAGGGTCCACTCTCGGCAATCTCGGCAATCTCGGCCAGACGATGGGATTGCAAGGTGCATCGGCTGAGTTGCAGGCGGGAACGCAGCAACAGCAGCAAATGCAGAACCAATTGAATTCCCAGTACAACAATATCTTGCAATCGATCGCGTGGCCATTCCAGACGACGCAATACCTCGGCTCGATGGCGAGCGGTGTCACTCCTTCGATGGGAGGCATGGGAACATCGCAGACGACTGGTCAGGTCAAATCGTCGAACATGGGAGGCAGTCTGAGCGGCAAGGGTATTGGCTCGCTGCTTGCCGGACCCGGAGCGCGTGGCGGACGCGCAGAGGCAATATCGGAGGGACGGGCGGATGGTGGTCGTACTCGGTTAGCTGGAGATGTTGTGACGCCGTGGGAATTTGGAACTGAGCCGCATCCGACACTAGATGATCGTCTGTCAGGACGAGTATGGGGGTCTCCGGCAGTTCGCAAACAATTAGGATTGCCTGAGGAATCGACACAGCCGATACCACTCTGGCGACCTCTTGGTCTTGATCGTTTATCTGAAGCACCTCCCGATCAGTCATCTGAAGCATCTTCTGATCAATCTGCTGCTCATGGTGGCCGTGTCGGCATGGCTGGCGGCGGCAATCCTTTGGCTGGTGCTGCTGGCTCGATCAACAACATGCTCGGCGGAGCGATGGGAAACCCGTTCTCTGGCTCCGGTGAATTAACGCCCGATCAACTAGGCCAGAGCGGGGCAAATAGCGGTGTCGATCCATTCACTGCCGTGAACAAGTTGCTTGGCCCACCGCCAAAGCTTTTTGCCCGAGGTGGATCAGCAAAGGAACGGGATCATGGGCGTCTCAAATCAATCTCGCATTTCCTCGGCTATGATCAACCGCAAACTCCTTTTGGTTTGACCGGATTTGCTTCTGGCGGTCGGACCCACATGAAGGGCGGCGGCGGCGCTTCCACTACGCCGCCACCTGTTCCCGGAATTCCTGCCGGGCAGATGCAGCAACTTGCTTTCCCCGGTGCGGGTACTCCGCAGAACGGACTTGGTCCTGCGTATTCCGGTGCTGTCATTGAGCACATGCCTCTGGCACCCGGGAATCCAGCCGGTTTTATAGAAACTGCTGCTGGAAATGAATTAGGGCCTGCGGGCGGAGTGGTTTGGAATCCGGGGACCGGGACATGGTGGGTTAATGGAGTAAATATTGGAAGTACTATTCCTCCGGCGGCGATGCCGGATGTTTCACCTATGCAATTGGCACAACTTTCCGACATTGGCAGTTCCTTTGGTGTCTCGCCCGGCGATGCCAATTATGGTTACGACACGGCAGCGGGCGCTTTCGCTCCGGTACTCAGGGGACAGAGCCCGCTTCCCGGTGCTTCTGAAATGCCGGGAGTGACATTTGATCTTCCGTCGTCGCTGCAAAGTGCATTCAGCAATATCGCGTCATCGAATCCTTTTACCCCTCCGACTGGCACTGGGGCCTTTACTCCGCCACCGGGCAACCTCGGCGATATCAGCAATCTCACTAATATTTTGGCTAAGTACGAGCCGCCCGCCTCCTTGCCGTCGTTTGCACAAAAAACAACGACGGCGTCAGGCGGACGTATTCCGATGTGGGGTGGCGGCGACGGTGGCGGAGGTGGGGGTGGCGGCGGCTTGACTGGCGGCTGGGCCGGAACGCCCGCGCAACAACCTCAGGGCCAGTGGGGCGGTCGTGAAAGCGGTAACTGGGGCAGCGGCGGAAGTGGCTGGACAGGTCAGCGAGGTGGTTGGGGCGGAGGCCAGCAACAGCCGCAACAACAGCAGAGTTGGGGGCAATGGGGAGGCGGCGGTTGGGATGGTCGGGGCGGCGGCGATCATGATCGTGATGAGCGATCGACACCCGCGCCTACTCCAACAGCAGCACCAACGCCTGCGGCACCGACACAAGCCGCTGCGCCGTCAATGTTTGCGCCATCGATGTTCCCGGCGTTCCGTCGCGGCGGGCGCATCCATATGGCGGCAGCCGGTGCGGCTCCAATCGGAGCGGCCGGTCCCGGTGGAATTACTAACCCGCTCAATTTTGTGGACCCCAACGCCGCCAGCAAATTAGGTGCGAACTGGCAACCTTCCGGCGGATCAAATATCGCGCCAGCAGGTTCTGTCTATCCGGCCGGGACAGTCCTTCCTTATTGGGCCAATCCTTATCGATACGACAATCCGCAAGACATCGGGCCGTACGGTCTCGGCAAGGGCGATCTGATGTCGCAGCCGCAGAACACACCGCCGCCACCACCTGCCAAAGCACCGGATACCTCTAAACAGCAAAATCAGATCAACAATATATTAAGTAGCGTAAGTAGCGGCTTTGGACCAAATACTGGAAGCAGCGGCGGCAGCCAGCCCATTTACGCTGGACCGCAACCTGTCGCGTCGCCGTTCGAACCGACGGTGTTTCCGCCGCCGGTACAATACGCACCGACAACCCAATATCGTGGTGGCCGAACACCGTTTGCGGTTGGCGGCGGCGGCGCTCAAATAGTAGCGCCCGAAGACATGATGACGAAGCAGATTGCCACGCCAATTACTGCCATGGGTGGGTTCGATTTACCAATGATGGGACCGAGTTCAGGAGGCATGGGACTTCCGCATCCTGAAAGCAATGTCAAACCTCCGGGAGTTCCGCAGTCATCTCCTCCCGGCGGCAAGGATGATCAGCAAAAGAAAAAGACGGCTCAGAAAAAACCGGATCAAACAACGAAACCTGATCAAACAACGACATCTGACCAACCAACGAAGACTGATGACGATCCAAATGCACCAAATGCACCGACCGGCGGCGAGGACCCGCTTTGGAAGCCGCCGGGTGGTTGGCTGGTGTCGGGTCAGACCGACGTGCCTAAACCGGAGACATCAGCCGCGCCCATGGGATTGCCGGGGGATGCCGGTGGCGGTGGACCGCCGAGTCTAAATTCGATGATGGCAATGTCGGAAACTCCGCCCGCCGGGATCAGCGATTTCAGTGGCGGCATGGGCGACATGGGTGGCGGTGGTGGCGGCAAGGGAATGGATGGCGGTCGTGGCGGTGATATGTTCGCTGCGCGCGGTGGCCGCATCCACATGCAATACGGTGGCGGCAATTTCGGCCTCGGCGATCCCGACACCAGTGATATTCCATACATGGGCGGGACCGCTGCGATGCCGACGGGCAGCGCAAACCCGTTTGGGCTAACTGCCAGCGAAGCGCCTTTTCTCCAACGCGCATACCAAAGTCAAGCCTACAACAGTATGCCGTTTGGGGCATTCGGCCCGGAGAGCCAAGCGCCACCGCTCTCGGCTACGGGCGGAGCGCCGCTCAGTGAGCAGATGAATAATCTGCAACCCGGTCAGATACCCGGCAATCCGTTTCAGTCAGGTCAGTACGGCCCATCGAGCCAGCAGCCGCCGAGTAACGCGCCGACGGCGGCGCTTGATAAAGCTATGCAAACGGTCGCTCAAAATCAGCAGGATCAGCGGGCTAATCAAAGGGCGCAAGATTACGCTGCCAATTTACCAGCAGTGCAGAAGCCGAGCGGTCAGACCGAGTTGGTCAAGCCGCCCGGTGCTGGCGGGGCCGTTCCTTTGGCCCAACCGGAAGGTGGCTGGGCTGGTCCCGGAGCAGGTAAAACATTGTCGGGGGCAGAAGCCGCCGTCGTGGCCGCGGGCAGGGATGTCGCAGGCGCAGTAAATCTGAAGCAGCAGGGCGCTTCAGGCATGCCGCTGTCCGAATCCGCCAAGCAAGCGGTTCGACCGTTCTGGGGCCCCGGCGCAACCGGTGTCTCTGGCCCCAACCGTGCTGGGCAGATACGCCTTGATCCGCAGAATGCGGCTATGATCGGCCAAGCCTACGCTCGTCCCGGTGAGAGTTGGCAATCAGCCTTCCCGAGCAATGCGAGAAACTGGACGATACAGCCATCGGCTGGCGGCTACTTGATCAACACGCCGCGCGGTACTTTCCAAGTTCAGCAGGTTGGCGGTGGTCAGCAGCCGTCAATTCCCTTGCCCCGTGCTCGGCCAGCGGAGGCCACGGGGGCGGTTCCCATAGTGATCCCTCGTGGATCGGCGGGCGAATTTGCTGGCCCTCCTGCGGCTGCTGGCGCGGCTGGAACGCCATTCGGTGCGCGTTGGGGAGCGATGGGTCCCGGTGGTGGATGGGCTGGACCCGGTGCTATTCCGTGGTCGCCGCCATCGACTGATCGTGCTCTTCGATCCGGACCACTCGCACTTCCCGAGACAGGATGGCAGGCGACTGGTCCGCCCGGTGCCGGGACATTGCCGATGGTGTCTCCTGAAGGCCGTCTTGCGGTCCCGGCTGACGTTCCGGCTGTTAAGGGTGATCGTCTGGACAGGGCTGCAATGTTAGCCCGCCAGCCGCCAAGCGAGCAGGCAGGTCTTCAAGGGCAACCCTCGCTCATGCTCGCACCTCACAAGTTTGTGCCGGGGCAGGGCGGTTTTCAGACGGGCATGAACCTTCGCGATCCCATGAAGGGATTGGTGGGTCCCTTGCCGGGAGCGTTTAGGCCGGTTCCAAATCTCCGTAACTTCACCGGAACGACGCCGACGCATTTTGCCAATGTTCGTTCCAACAATCCGGGAGCGCAGTGGGATACCCCACGCGCTCATAACTACGGGATGACAGGCTACAATGTCATTGGCGGCGGTAACCATATCGCCAACTTCCCGACTGCGGTGCATGGTGCTGCGGCGAATATGGATTTGCTTGCACATCAGTATGTAGGGATGACGGTCGAGGGGGCGATTAGACGCTGGTCCGGGGGAGGACGTTCGGCAGTTCCGGGGTATCCCGGCAGCACGCGCATCACCCCGGAAATGTCTCGTGATCCGAATTTTATGATACCGTTTATGAAGTCGCTAGTTACCGGTGAAGCTCCGGGTCGATACCCATTGAGCGATGCAGGATGGCAGCAAGCCTTTAACTGGTACATGCAGGGGGGAGCACCGCTGCCGCCACAACCGCTTCCTCCCGGCATGTCGCGTCCGTCAGCCTCAATACCTCTTCAGGCCAGCGGTGGTCGTATCGCCATGGCGGACGGGGAGGATGTCCCGACCGATGCATTTGGTGATACTTCCGATCAGGACACAGTGCAGCAAGCAATGCAGGCACCGGATTTTAGCTTGCCGGGTCAATTTGCTCAGGCTACCGGCACGACAGCAACTGATGAAAATGGGCAGCCGATTGATCCTAATGCGGTTACGCCCAAGAAAATCAGAACTATCCCTATTCGTCCTGACACGACAAAACCGCCGCCACCGCCGCTGCCGAAACCTGACCAGACTACGCCGAGGCAACAGCCGACGGATCAGGCTACAACAGAACCTGCGCCTGCTGTGAAGCAGCAGCCTCTTACTTCGTATAAGGAAAAACCATTACCGCCCGGGTTTTTCGGGCCTTTCGGAAACCCGAATGACCCGAACTACTGGCAACGCATAAAATACCAAGACTGGATAAGGTCGATATTTTCTGGGCGGACGGGTGAGCAAACCGAGTTGGAGCGGCAGCGCATCGGATTGGCAAGAGAACTCGGAGAATACGGGAAATGGCATAACTATAATTTTGCTGAAGCGCCGGAGGAGGAAGCCGGACCTGCACTGCACGGCAATTATAAATCCGCACAGCAGGCCAGTAAGACGCTAGCCGACGAATATTCGCGATCTCAGCAAGCCGGAACCGGAGCCGGGGCGGGAGCGCCGACTACGTCTGGCCCGCCAAAGACGCCCGAGGAAGCCCAAGCCGCCGCTGCGCAGGCCTCGCAGCCGCAGGCCGGGGCGGCTGGTGCAGCAGGCGCGCGGCCAATACCGGCACCGCAATCGCAACAGGCGCAATTCATCACCTCACCGCAGGCTTGGACGCGTCAGTATGGGCGGCCGCCGGACCAGAATGAGATGGCACTCATTGCGGGCAACTTGGCTCAATCTACGATCCTCAGACAAGCCATGCATGGCATTGCTCTTGGCGGCGACTATGCTGATCGAGCCGCTCAACAATTGACGCAATTAGAAACCCAGCGGGCCAACCAAGCGCGCACGTGGGCATACACCGGATTGTTGGAGGCAAACGCAGCGAAAGCCGGAATGGTTACGACACCGATGCCCGGTAATGCGGGGGTTGTTATCACCGACATAACCCATCGCCGTCCGGATGGAAGTTTCCCGACGACTAAGATTCCGTTCTATGGACCCGGCGGCTTATTTACGACGGGTGGACAGGGGCAGCCGTCGATGGGTGGCGCTCCCGCTGCCGCTGCACCTGCTTACAATCCTGCCTTCGGACCAGTGGCCGTGCCGTCATCTGGCGTGCTCGGTGCACCGGGAACGCCTGCACCTGCGCAGCGCCAGCCCGCGCAAACAGCAATTGAAGCCGATCCCGCGCTCGCCTTCGCACAGCATCAAAAAGCTTTAATGCCCAAGCCTGTCGGCCCAGATCAGCCGACGCCTTTCGGTTCGAATGATATTAATCCGATGGAAGGCCCGCGTCTTAATCCTCCGGTTCTGCAAAACCCTGCATCGATTCTGCCTTCGCAGGATCAATATCAACCGGGCACGGGACCTTACACCAATTCTCAATTCAGGGTCACTGAAGGACGAGCCGAATTCGAAAAGGCCGTTGAAGCATCTCATGCCATGAAAGACCACGCTGTAGATGTAATTCAGCAGGTGAACTTTTTGCAAGCCAGTGGCTCTGGCAAGCAAGGCACTACAATAGGCAGCCAGATTGCCAATGCCGTGAACAAGATTCAAAGTGATCTTGGCTTGCCGGAACAATTACGTATCGATCCCGGAAGTGCAAACACGAGAGAGGCATGGATAGCACTAGCCCAGCAACTCGTAATAGCGGAAGCCCAGCAACCCGGCGGTCGTGGCGCTTATGGAATGTCAAGAATGATCGGGCATTTGCTAGGGACTATTCCTGAAGGGGCGGCTCCGGAAGAGACCAAAAATTATGTTTTATCGGCTCTCAGGCAAACCGCAGAGCGAGTGATTGCCCGTACTAACTTCCTCGATGCCGTTGCTCAAAGAAGCGACGGCTGGGCGAGCTTGCCTGTCGCCGAACGAATGTTTGAAGCCGCCGCTCCGGCTGACTTATGGACCGCACGTACCGCTGTCGGTGCTGCTCCAACAATGACCAATGGAGAATTAAATGCGGCAGCCAGATCACCGTCGAAGGCCCAGCAAGCTTTGGCGGACAGGTACGGCATAAACCCTGCGGCCATCGAAACGATTATGAGGCTCGCTAAGTAATATGGCTGGTCCTGTTAATCCACAGCAACCTGATCCCACACTGACCCAGCCTCCGAGTGCGGGAACAGGGCAGTATGACACTGGCGAGGATTTGCCGTCGCCGTCATCAACGCCACCATGGAAGGCTCAAGGCACTCAATACGATACCGGCGAGGACCTGCCGCCGCCGCCGCCCGGCTGGAAACCACGACCGCCGCCAACGCCAGAAGATCAACCCGTTACCTATAGCCAAGCCCTCGCGCTTGGCTCCGAGCACGGGCAGCATGAGTACCAAAGTTCTGTTGCTGCTCTCGCTAATCGTTATGCCACGCCGAAAGAACCTGATCCGGCAACGTGGCTCAATCAGCCGTGGGAGCGGGCTGACGGCTATCACATTCTTGAACGAGGAATACCGAAATTTCTCTACGGCCTTGCCGACAGTCATCCGGAGATTGCCGGGGGTATTGCGTCCGCAGCGATGGGCGGCGAGATCGGGGCAGGTATCGGTAGCGTCGTCTTCCCGGGAGCCGGTACTGCGGTTGGTGCGACATTGGGCGCTGCCATCGGCGGTGGCATCGGCTTTGGCATGATGTCGTGGCTGCATCAGATCGGGCCGAATTTTTACGAGGAATATAAAAAAACTCCGAAAGATTTCGACGGCGCTTTTCATCGGGCTGATGCTCAGGCCGGTATTCATGGATTGGCAAGCGGCGCTAGTTGGGCTGCGTTCGGCGGCCTTAATCCTTTCAAAACTGCCACTGCAAATTGGCTGACGCAGATTTTCGGTATTCAGCCGTTAATCGGCGTGACCGGGCAGGTCGGATCGAATGTGTATGCGGGTCGTGATTGGCAGCAAAATTTATTGCCTGCGTATACGCAGAGCGCGGTCAGTACGGCGATTCCTGTCGTGCCTCATATTGCTGCCAAGGCCGTCGCCAGAGGTGCGGCTATGGCGGCACCTTTAGCGGATACACTTGGGGAACGCATAGCGCAGAATATCACCGACGATAGCTACAACGCTGTCAGAGACTACGGGGCTGTTCCTAATCCTCAGGCCGTAACCGAAGTCAAAAACAACATTAAGAAGTCGTTGATTAACGCCGGGGCTAATCCGGCAATGGTGAAGCATAATAATATTTTCAAGACACTCGACTTAATGGATACGCCCGCCGGGGAGGGCCATCCTATAACGATGAGCAACAATATATTGGCTACGCGACATCAGTTGTCTGACATGCTTCATCGCCAGATAGAAAACTATCCGGCTGACGCTAAGTTTACTCGCATGGCGCTTGATCGTGTCGATGCCATGCTGGACAGTTCAGACATCATAGGCAAGCATTTCGGTTACGGAGAAGATGCTGGCACGGTCATTCCTAATCTGTCCGCTGTCGGCAGGACGATGTCGTTTTTGCGTCACAACCTAAAACAATTCAGGGAATGGCAAACTGCCGTTGATAATCGGCCGCAGGGTACCGACGAATTAAAGAAGTGGCAAAGCCAGTTACGACCCATTGTCGAGGACGAGCATGAAATCTCGCGGTTTGGTCCCGATGCTCAGAAGGTGATGCAGACAATCGTCAATGCCGGTACGGCAAATGAAGTAGCCAGTCTCTTTGATAGATTTGCAAAGTATGTGAGTGGCGAGAGAACCCTCGGCGGAACGAGAATGATCGCCAATATTCTGCTCTACCATTTTCTGTCCGGTCACCTTGCTGGGGCACTCACCGGCATTGGTTTGTTGAGGGATGCTTTACAAACGTACAAGACCAGAGGCCTGCTCGATAAAGCGGCGAATTTGCGTGGCCTAATTACCAAGGAGGGATTTGCTCCAGAGACAGGGCCATCCCGCCCACCTATTCCGGGCGGGCAATGGCAGCCACCGCCCGCGAGTGTTAGAGGAGTTGGTCCCTTCATGCCATTGCAATCTGGATTGCCGATGCAGGGACAGCAATATCAATACAGGCGAGGGGGTGCGGCCGAGCGAGCGCTGAGACTGGCGCGTCGTGGTTGAATTTCTTTCGCCAGTTCTTCTAATGTTGGCTCTTGCTTGTTGGTGCCGTAATTCGGCGGCGGAACGTATGTTAACCACCGCCGAAATTGGCCTATCTTAAAGAGGACATAGCCGAGTGCCCAAGAACCTGCGACTAGGGCCATTATTGCGAAAAGTGCTTTCATGGCTCAAATATATGATACCGGCTATTGTTTCGCAAGGAAGCCGGTTCCGGGTACGAGCCATTGATGGTTTCGCGGATAGATAGCCCGAGAGCCCTTGGCCGGGAACCCTGTCCCGGGCACCAGCCAATCCGCGGCATTTGGAGCTTGCTCGTCGCCGCGGATTTCCACGCCCATCGCCTGCAAGTCTGCCGGGGTCAACCAATAGATTTGGTTGGCCGGTGTCGTGATCATCGTGCCGATCAAATGCTCCGGCACGCCGCATGCCTTCAGGATGCGACCCATCCAAGTGTCGAGCACATAGGCGTACGCATCCTCGTCCTTGCCATTGCTGGCCGAGTGTATGCCGATCCGCGCTGTTACATGGGCAGATCGTGTTTCGCCGCAGGCCCATACCAGAAAACAGGCTGAGGCACAGGTGGCGTATGCGGGCACGGATGTTTCGACGGGTGTCAGTCTGGAAGCACGCCTCGAAATAAAGCCCTCGGCAATCGATATGGCTGGGACAACGGCACCCCCGGGGGAGTTGAGCACGAAAGAGAAGGGCCGATAAAAGCCGCGTGAGATGCGAGCGGACATGATGCCGTTCACTCGTTGGGCGTCTTCGGGACTGATGACGCCATCCATATGGATGACTTTCGCGCCCGCGAAGTTCCAAACCGACAGATTAGTTGCGGCGGCATTGCCGGAAACGGTGACCGCCGCCGCTAGTGTGATGGCATGTAAGGTTCTCATGCCGTCGATATATGGTATCGGCTACGCGACTTCAACCGCCTTGTTCCGGATGTAGGTCAGCATCTTCACCCCAGTCCCATCGATCAGGGTTTCCTGACAGGCTATGAAGCCATTCCGCGCGAAGAAGTCACAGCTACGGGAGTTCTCGGCATTGATATTGGCCAGCCAATGATCATTGCGGTGCACCCGCATGATGGCCCGTAATGCCCATGCACCGATGCCCTCCCGGCGGTGCTCAGGGGCCACCCAGAGGCCGATTTCGTGGCCCTTGGTCATATATGCTACCCCGACGTTCAATCCTTTCTCAGAAAGCACGTAATGGCCAAGGTAGGGCCTCCCACGCACAAATTTGCAATGTTCGTCGTAGGGCGGCAGGCTGGCATGGCTGATATTGGTATCCGGCTCGTCGAGGCGGCGGCTGAGGACGGCGTAGAGGAACGCCAGATCGGCGGTCGATTGTGGGTCAACGGGCCGCAGTGCTAATTGACCGGCTGGCTGTAGGACACCGGCAGTCATCGATCCGCCTCTGGCTGGTCACCGTTGGCCGTTTGCCGACGGTCCCAATGGGCGATTTCGCTTCCACCTAAGCCTTTTGGCCGTACCCAGACGACCGCGGCGTCTTTGGCGCGCGAGAGGTTGACCATGTCGGAGACTTTGCCTTGATAATGTATGCGCCACATTTGAGGGTACTTGGCGTCGGGCTTGACCTCTAGCCCGGT